CCTTTCTCGCAGCCAAGCTAAAGGTTTGGCAAAATTGGTTTGGAATCATTTGCGTGATGTAAGTGAAACTCAAGAACCAGAAATAAAAACAACCAATATTGAAAAAGATTCTGAAAAGAATGCGCTACTTGCAGAAGCTTTGAAATATTTAATTTAAGTCGAAGTACAAGACTAAAAAGGTAAAAAAATGACACTTGAAGAAATCCAAGCCAAAATCAAAGAAAATGCGATTAAGGCTACAGAAATCCTTGAAGCTGAAAATGCAGATACAAATGCAGCTAAAGCTCTTATCAATGAAAATAAGCAATTGGAAGAAAAAGCAGAAATGATTAAAGCTCTTGCTGAAGTTCCTGTTGCTACTGAAAACGTAGAGGTAAAGAAAATGTCCGATATTATCATTCCTGGTGCTAGCTCTTATGGTAACGTAAAGAGTTTCTCACCAGATACTCGTGCTGAAAAAGAAAAGATGGGTTTTGCTTTTGGTCAGATGGCTAAGATGGTTGGCCGTAATGACAAGAAGGCTCATCAATGGTTAGTAGAAAATGGCTACTACACCAAAGGTCAAAACGAAACAACCGATGCAGACGGCGGCTATTTAGTTCCACAGATTCTTGCAAATGAAATTATCTTCCTCAGAGATAAGTTTGGTGTAATTCGTCAAAACGCTCGTGTCATGGGTATGTCCAGTGACAACTTGAATGTTCCAAAGAACTCTGCTTCCACAACTGCATACTGGCCAAATGAGAACACCAACATTACTGCTTCTCAAGTAACCTTTAGCAATGTTCAAGTCCTTGCTAAGAAACTTGCTATTCTTACTCAAGTTTCTTCAGAATTGCAAGAAGATTCAATTGTAGACGTCGGAGCAGCTTTAGCCGAAGATATGGCCTATGTCATGGCTTACAACGAGGACCTTGCTTGTTTATTTGGTGACGGTACGTCAACATACGGCGGAATCACTGGTATCTTCAAGGAAATCGCTGATATTGCTGGAAACGCTGGTTATATTGAAACTGGTGCTGCAACAACTGGTAACTGGGGTGCTGCTACTCTTGCTGACCTTAGAAAACTCGCTGGTGCTGTTTCTCAATATGCAGATAACCAAGACCTCAAATGGTACATGTCTCGTGCATTCTTCCAATCTGTAGTATGTGCTGACCTTGATGCCCTCACTGGAAATGGTTTCTTTGACTTAACTAATGCACCAGGACCAAACCCAACATTGTTCGGTTATCCTGTTGTTTACACTCAAGTTATGACAAGTGATCCAACTCCTGCTGCTGGAACTGTTCTTGCTATGCTTGCAAACCTTAAGACTGGTTCTATCATGGGCTCTAGACGTGATCTTAGAATCCAAGTTAGTGATCAAGTTGGATTTATTTCTGACTCACTTTACTTTAGAGCTACAGAGCGCTTCGGGTTCAAATACCATGACCTTCCAACAGCTACAAGTGCAAATTCTGCAGCTGTTCTTGTTGCTAAGTCTTAATCTTATCACACAAAAGAAAAAGAGCAAGAGAAATCTTGCTCTTTTTTTCTTTATCACTAATATCGTAAAATAAAATAGTAATACATTTGAGGATTTAAAACTATGCCATTAAGTCGTTTGCAAGCTATTAAAAAATTAAGCTGGATGTGTCAAGCAGAAGCATTTCCTGAGCTTGATTCTAATGCTTTAGGTGAATTAATTGATGAGCACAAAAGATACTCAACTTGGACAGCTTCTGAAAGTTATAGTGTTGGAGATCAAATTGTTCCGACAGTTCCTAATGGACGTGTTTATCAGTGTACTATTGCTGGTACAAGTGGCACTGTGGAGCCTAATTTTCCTCAAATTATGTATGCTGTTGGTCAAAACTTTCAAGATGGTGTAATTCCAGCAGATGCAGATCCTTTAACATGGAGAGATGCTGGTTTTACTCAACAAGAAATCTATGATGTTAGAGCTTCAGCAAGAGAAGGATGGATGAGAAAAGCTAGTATTGCAGCTAATTTACTCAATACAGATGATGGTGCAACAAAGGTAGATCTTAATAAATTAATCCAAAATTGCCATGAACAAGCAGCTAAATTTAGATCATTTGGAATACTCTAATGCCTACTCCAACCACCTTATTAAATACACTTAGAGCCGCTTCAGCTTATTATATGATGTCTGATAACGTTAAAATATTACGATCAGAAAGCTGGAATGATGAGTATGGTGGTGTGTATACAGATTACACAGTTGTTTCCACTACAAAAGCTAGATTAACACATAGACAATACCAAGAAGAGCCTATTGGTGGTGGAATTACTAACAAAGATGAATATTATTTCATTTTTGAAGATAACATTGACATTAGATTTGAAGACAGAGTGCAAATTGTAAATGATCCGAACAGTACTAGATATTTCCTTGTTGTTGGTGTTGATGATGTTGTTACACAAGGTATTTTCAAGACTGCCAAAGTAGAGGTTAATTACAACTAATGGAAAACATCAACTGGGCAGATTTAATTATCGGTGTTTTTTCAAATGCTGTTCTAATTATAAGTGGCTTTGTGAATATGCAAGTAAAGATTGGCAATTTACAAACCAAATTAGATTCTTTTGAGAAATCCTTTGAAAAATTAGTATCTAAAGTTGATACCTTAGATAAACACCAATTAGAGCTTCACACCAATTTAACAAGATTAGAGACTCGTTTTGAAATGATAGAAAGAGAGAGATAAAAATATGTCAATACCACCAGGAAGTTTACAATTACATTTAGATGCTGGAGATATTTCTTCTTATTCAGGATCAGGAACAGCTTGGAATGATCTTACATTTAATAATTTTGATTATACTATGGTCAATCCAATCTGGTCATCATCAGAAGGTGGATTTTTTACATTTGTCAGCCCTGGTGATGGTGTAGCTCCAACAAATTATGGATTTAAAACCTCATTAGGCCCCATTACAACTCAACAAAATGATATTACAATGCAAGCCTGGATTAGAGTTCCTGCTCAACCTGGTGGAACAATTGATGGTATAGCAGTTTTCACTAATGGTAATGAAGGTCCTGGAGCTGGATATATCATGGCAATTCAGTGGGCATATTATGCTTTTACTGGAAGAATGCCAGGTATGGCTATTCCTGGGACTGCTGGTTATTTTGCTACTGATATTGCTGATACTTTTCCAACTGATACTTGGACCTTATTTACTATAACTGTTGATTCTGCAAACACTATGAGCATTTATTATAATGGTCTTCTTGTTGAGCAATTTACTAGTGTAAATATGGGAACAGCTCCATCTGTTTCAGCTCAACTTTATATAGGTACTAATAATGCCTCACCTCCATATCCAAAAGCATTTAATGGAGATATTGCAGTAATTAGAATGTACGATGCTTCATTAGATCAAGCTGATATTGCAGCTCAATATACAGCTGAAGTTAGTAGATTTTCAGGTGGACCAACACCATATGTAGGATTATCAAATGGAAGAAGCTTTGGTCAAGGCTTTTCACAATAATGAATAATATTATTAATAGCACTATATCGGAGTAATAAATAATGTTTTATGTAAAGCAAAACGAAACTACAGCTTCTTTGAAAAGAGTTCCAATCTTAATGGTAGATGCAACAGATGGAGCAACACCTGAAACTGGATTAACCTTATATCCAGAAGTTTCAATCAATGGTGGTGCTTATGCTGGTGCTGCTGGAACATGGTCAGAAGTGGGATATGGTGTTTATTATTATCAATTAGACTCCACTGAAATCTCTACTTTAGGATGGGCAGGTATCCATGTTACTGCTTCTGGTGCTAGAAATTATGATGCAATTGCTCAAATAGCTGCTTTTAATATGTATTCAGCTGCTGGTGTGGGAATCACTGCAGGCGATGTATGGTCATATGATATCTCAGCTGAAACTACTGCTGGTACTGCTGGAAGTCAATTAAATCTAGCTGCATTACCTTCTGGTGCTGGCGCTACTGCTGGCGATGTCTGGGATTATGTTATTGGTGGAGATAGTGCTCAATTCCTTCTTGGTAATATTAACACTAATGTAAACAACCTTCCTAGTGCTAATACTATCAGAGATGCAGTTTGGAATGCTGATTTAACTGAATCTGCTGGTTTCTCTACTTCACCTCCATATGCTAGTGGTTTAATGAGTCAAGCTGGTACTTCTGCTACCACTCTTCCTGCTGATGTATGGTCATATGCTACCAGAACATTAACATCTGGTGGTGGTGCAACAGCTGGAGACATCTGGACTTATGATATCTCTGCAATCACCACTTCGGGTACTGCTGGAAGTCAATTAAATCTTGCAGCAATTCCTTCTGGTGGAGCAGGATTGACAGCTGGCGACGTTTGGTCATTTAATATTACTGGATTTGGATCAACTGGTTCTGCAGCTCTTTATGCAACAAATACTAACTTCACTGTTAATAATATTGAATCATATGTTGCTAATCAAACTCCACAAGATATTTGGACATATACTGGTCTTGAGGGAAGAACAATTACTGGTGGTTCTGTAACAAGCGTAGTTGATCCTGTTTCTATCACAACTGCTGCAATGGCTGGTGTTGCTAATACAGTATGGACAGTAGCAAGTAGAACAATCACTGGTGGTATTGCAGATACAGTTACCAGTGTTACTAATACTGTCGATATTTCAACTCAATCCGTCACTGATATTTGGTCAGAAGATGTTTCAGCATACTCAACACCTTCTGCTGGTTATGATTTAACACAAGCAGCTAGTGGTGGTGTGGGTATCAGTGCTGGCGATGTCTGGAATTATGATATCACTTCTGCAGTTCCTAATTCATCTGCAGAAGTATTAAACTTTGCTAAATATTATGCTGATGTAGCACAAGCTAATACTAATGATATTGGTGGTACTGTTTGGGGATATAATGCAACTTTAGGTGGAAGCATTCCTGCAGCTGGTGGATATTTAGTACAAGCTGGAGATGCTACAACCACTGCAATTACAGCTGCTGATGTATGGTCTTACAGCCCAAGAACAATTACTGGTGGATCTGTCACTAGTGTTGTTGATGGCGTAACTGTAACCACTAACAATGATAAAACTGGATATTCTTTATCTGCAAGCCAAACATTTGATCTTACTGGAAACATTAGTGGCAGCGTAGGCAGTGTTACTAATGCTGTTGATGTTTCAAATACAAGTTTAAGTGCAATTGCAAGCACTGTATGGACTGCACCTATTAGAACATTAACAACTGCTGGAAGTGCGTTAACAGCTGGAGATGTTTGGGATTATGCAGGCGGTAGAACAATTACTGGTGGCACAATGACAACCAATAATGACAAAACTGGATACTCTTTATCTGCAAGTCAAACATTCGATTTAACAGGCAATATCACTGGTAATTTGAGTGGTTCTGTTGGTTCTGTCACTGCTAATGTTGGTTTATCCACTGCAACACAATCTTCTATTGCTAACTCTGTATGGGGATATGCAACTAGAACATTAACAAGTGCAGCTGGAGCTACTGCTGGAGATATTTGGTCTTATGCAGGTGGAAGAACAATTACAGGTGGTTCTGTAACTAGTGTTGTTGATCCAGTTGATGTAACTACACTTTCTCAAGCTTCAATTGCAACAGAAGTTTGGAATGATACAGTGGCATCTTACAGCACTAATGGTACATTTGGTAAGAATATTTTGAGAGCTGATGCTGCTAATAAAGTTGGTGATGTTACTTTAAGATCTGCTGGTGGCATTAACATGGTTGATGCTGATGTACATAGAATTGACAATGATGCTGACGCTGCTACATTCCTTAAAGATGCATTAACTGGTGTTGGAGCATCTTGGACAGGTAATGTTGTTGGAAATGTCACAGGATCTGTCAATTCAGTAGTCAATCCTGTATCTGTAACTACTGCTTCTATGAGTGGAATTGCTAACACAGTATGGACAGCTGCTACTAAGACAATAACTGGTGGAACTGTTGATACTGTAACAAATCCAGTCAATGTATCTTCTGCTTCTATGAGTGGAATTGCTGGAACTGTATGGTCTTACACTCCAAGAACATTAACAAGTGGTGCAGGCGCTACAGCAGGCGATATCTGGACATATAATATTGCTTCTATTTCAACATCTGGTACTGCTGCTAAACAACTTAATGATGCAGCTGTTTCTGGAAGTGTTGTAACTGTTGTCAATGGTCCATATGTTCTCACATCAATTGCAGAAGGCTCAGATGGTCAATTAGACATTCTTAGAAATAGTGTTCAAAGTATCCAACTTAACCTAGTTGATGGTAATGGTTCTCCATTCAATATTGGTGGAAATTACACTGTTGATGTGGATGTATACGATGTATCTGGAGCTCTTGCAGCTAATTACACTCCAACTGTTGATTTTGCAGGAAATGGCATTATTTCCTTCGATATTGACACAGATGTAACAGGCACAGATGGTAGATACACCTTGGTTGTATCTCTCACTGATGGAGATGTAATTAAGCTTGGACCATTGAACATTCTTGTGAGACCACTCTAATTATGGTAAATGCTACTGTCGATCTTAAAATCAATAAAGCAGAATTTGATAACTTGATAAAACAAGCAAGTGAAATTTCAGATAAAGCTGCTGAAGTGATGGCAGAAAACATGAAAAAAAGTATTCTCACCGGTGCAAAATCCGGTGAGCAATACTATTCTAATGGTAAACGACATCAATCTTCTTCACCTGGTCAAGCTCCAGCAAATAATACTGGAGCTTTGGTCAGAAGTATTAAAATTAAGAAAAATGGAAAGGTAGCAACTGTATCAATTGAAAAAGACTATGCAGTTTATCTAGAATTTGGCACTAGTAAGATGAGACCAAGGCCATTTATTATTCCTGCATTTTTAAAGACAAAAAAGTGGTTTATTGATAAGTTAAATGGATTAAAGAAATGAGTTTTGAACCATTAATAATTAGTAAGTGGATTTATGACACGCTAAGTACAGATGATACTTTAGCTGCGTTATTATCTGGTTCTAAAGCTCCATATTATCAACAAGGAGTATATTTAGAAGTAGCACCTGAGAAAGACCCACGAACACAATTAATGCCTCAATTACCTTATATTGTGTATTCAAGATTAGGTAGTGATGGTTCTGATCAAACTGTACTTTGTGGAGATAGATATTACACTATTCCACTTTTCAGAATAACAGTATGGGATCAGAAAAATGGAAGTATATCATATTCAAGACTCAAAGATATAATTGATAGAGTTGATGTACTTCTTGGAAAACAAACTGTGACTGCTTCTGGTTTAACATTTTTAAGCCAGAGATACGATACTGATCAACCATTCGAAATTGGTTCGGATGGTAGAGTCGATTATGGGTTGAGTTTATTATATAGATTCAACACCGCTATTTAAATTAGAGGATAAAAAACTATGCCACAACCAGTTTTAGTTTCAGATGCCGTCGTTGAAATCAGTATTGCTGATGATTCACAAGCTACAGGTGGAGCAGGATCTATTCCTGGTGCTCCATCAGCCAATTTTGAGTGCCAAGCCAAAAGTGTAAAAGCTACTATCACTGCACGAACAATTGATTTAACCACACTTTGTTCAGAAACAGAAGCCACTTTTACTACTGGACTTACTGGCACTCTCGACCTTGAACTCTATGTAGATGAAGCTACAGGTCCAGTTTTTGCATATAAAACTGGATTCCTCTGCAAAGTTACCATCAATCCAGGTGGTGCAGGTTCAACTCTTACTTATCAAGGACTTATTACTGACAGTTCATTAACATACGCTCCAGGCGATGTTGAAATGGAAACTGCCACTATTAAATTAGGTGCATTTGGGTTTACACAAGTATACGTCTGATAACTGTAAAATATATATATGATTAAAGCAATTTCAAAAGTAAAGAAAGTAGCGTTAAGGCCATCTGTTAAAATTGACATAGAACAATTTACAGATGAGCCTTGCGTTTTAGAGTTTAGTGAGCCTACAGCAGCTGCATTATTTCCTGATAATGAACTGCTCAAGCAATTGAAAATTAAGTTTCCAAAATATCCTGATGCAATGCTATATCAGGTTGCATTACTTGCTAAATGTTATGTAATCAAGCCAGAAGATGGTGATTCAGTAAATACATTTCATGAGTTTGGACAACTTGCTAAAGACAATAAAGAATGCTTTTATTATGTATTAGCTGAGTTTTTAAATGCTTTTCCTACCAATCTAGAAGATAAGGTAACAGAAGCAAAAAACGACTAATCGGATGTTCTGCTCAAGTACTTTATTACAGTGTAAGGTATTTGCATAGACATCCGAGAGAATTAGATTTAACTTTAGACCAAATCGCTGAAGTTGCGTTTGTGGCAAGAGAGATAGAAAAGTCAGAGGCTGAGAATGCCTCTGGCCTTTTAAAAGCCTTATTTGGAGCACGATAATGACATTAGCAGAAGCCAACGTAAAATTTAAAACTGAGGGAGTTGATTCAGTTGTTTCAGGTATCAATAAAGTTGGTGATGCTCTTGAAAACAATGCTCAAAAAGCAAGGTCATTCACTTCTTCAATTGCTTCTACTGCTATTGGTACTGCTATTGGAAACTGGATAACTGATTTACCTAGTAAGTTTTTGAATTTAGGTAAAGAAATGTTTAATGCATCTGTTGAAGCTGAATCAATGAATGCAAGAATGATGGCTATGTCTAAAAGTGCTGCTGAAGCTGCTAAAGAGATAGAATTAATTCGAAATATTGCTCTTGTTTCTCCAATAACAACTAAAGACACTTATTCATATGCATTAGCATTGAAATCTGTAGGTTTTAATCTACAATTTGCACTTCCATTATTAGCTAAAATGGCTGCAGCAAAAGGTCCATCACCAGAAAGATTACAAGCTTTTACTCAAGTAATGACTAAACTTGCTTCTGGAATCATGCCAGATGCAGAACAAGCTATTACTGCTGGTATTCCAAACCTAAAAGCTAAACTTGCAGCTGCAGGGTTACAATTTGATGCTAAGGGTGGAATGATTGCATCAGCTCAGAAAGTATTTGCTGCATTACAAAAAGTAGTTGAAAAAGAAACTGGCAAAGCAATGGACCTTGCTTCTAAAACTACTGAAACAAAACTTGCATCATTCCAAGATGCTTTAAACAATTTCTATATCAAAGGTGGAGATGTTGTTAAGAAATTCTTTACACCTATGATTGAAGCTGCAACAAAAGCATTAGATTTATTAAGTCAATCTGGTGCTTTAACTAAATTATTAGAAACATTTTTTCAACCTATATTTGGACCTATTGGTGATATTGCCAAGAACTTTAATAAGCAAGGTTTAACTGACCAAGGATTAATGGTTTTAGCAAAGGTAATGTCTACTATTTCAGTAATTCCTGAAAATATTAAAATAGCATTTAATTATATGAAAGACATTTTTCAATGGTTTTTAAACAATCTTGCTAAAATGTTTGGTAAAGAAGCTCCAAAAAAAGCACCGTTAGGAATGTCTCAAGCAAAATCAGCATTAGATTATTTAAAATCTGGTGACATCCTAGGTGCTGTATCTGGTGGTCAAATGTCTTATGATGTTTTGATGAAAACAAGACCTAAAATGCCATCATTGAGTGAAATGATTTTTGGATTAAAACCAGGTCAGACATTAGCAGATTCATTCATGCAAGGTGCATTTAAAAATGTTAACTTATCTAATTTTCCTGCTGCACCAAAATTTAAATCTGGAGATGCCACTGGATTTTATCAATTATTAAAAGAACAACAAGATAAATTAAATAAAAATGTTGCTAAAATACCAGAGTCAATGGGACCTCCAGGTACATTTGCAACATTAGCTGATAAAGAAAAAGAGAAAAATAAAAAACAAGCAGAAAAACAAACCAGTGTATTAGAATTGATTGCACAAAATACTCAAAAAACTAATGAATTAACCTTAAGAAATATGACTTATGGTGGTGGTCAATTAGCCGCTTCAGGGATTTCTGCTGTTCAAATGGCAAATTATAAAAGCGTTGGTAGCCCTAGAATCAATGCTACGAATGATATCTCTCGTGGTGTAAAGAAAGAAATTAATGCCACTACTAACTCAAACTTTTTAAACTTTAGCGCTCGGAGGTCATAGAATGCCATTAGGTTACGAAGAATGCGATATTCATGTTTATTTAGATTATCCGCAAGAAAGACAAAGTGATAAAGGTTCATTTGTATTTGCAACTGATGGTACTCAAATTGATGCTGGTTCTTTAGTAGATTGTATCATTGACCCTGTTACCTTAAGTGTATTTGGTAAACCTCTTCCAATGACACCTGAATGGATGACTAATATTGTTGGTCCTTATTATAGATATCAAATTGCAGACTTTACTTATGCATCTCCAGCAACAAGTTTAGATTATAAAATTCAAAATTATAAAATTACTGGTAATGGATATTTAATTTGTGTTTCTAATTTACCAAATGTTACTTCAGCTAAAGTAAGTTTAACTGAAAATGTTAAAAGAAATGAACCATTATTCTTTTCTTTTTCTAAGCTTGATAAAAAATCTTCTAGTAAAGACCCAATAGTAAAGTTATTTTGGTCTAATACTGATAATAATGATAAAGATGTTCAACTACATTTTACTCAAGATGGTGGTTGTGATGTTTATCGTGGTTATAAGCCTTTATTTGGCACTATAACAACCTCAACAGCTTCAACTACTGTAACTGGTGTAAATACTAAGTTTATGACTCAGTTTGCTAATGGTGATTTGATTTATTCTATTTATGGTCAGCTTTTAGGGCAAATATCTACTAGAACATCAGATACTCAGTTAACTTTAGTTGCTAATGCTAATAAAAACTTTACTGGTTCATATAATAAAAAACAACCATTTAAAGTACAGTCATATTCTCGTACTGAAAGCAATTATTCTGGTGGAAGACCTACATTAGTTACTGCGAATCCTAATGACCAATACAATGATGTTTATGTAATTCCTTGTCGTGGAAATCAGTTATTAGTTATTACTTCTTTTGGATTAAATTTCTGTCATAGTTTTGCAGATTTAGATTCAACATTTATCTTTCCTGACCCTCCGAGAGATATTGATGATTATATCAAAGATGATGGAATTTGGAATTCAAGAGTTCCAATTATTACACCTGAAGGTCAGTTTTCTATTCAAATACCTTCAGGAAAAGTAGCATTTCAACTTGCAAAATTATTTTTTAAAGCTAACTGGACTTGTGAATCACAAGTTATGACTACTCAAGTTGTTCCACCACAATTACCTTTCTTTTATCTTCCAGGAACAATTGCTTATAGCAATTGGATAGACCCTACTGAAGTAGTCGGAACAGGAACTTCTTTTTTAACAGACTTAGCAGATAGTGATTGTTTATTTGCACAATATGGCTCATTTGGAACTATATTTGTTGGTGTTATTCAATCAAGAACAACAGATACAATGTTAACTTTAGAAGAACCTAGTCAATATCAAGGTACGACTGTAAAATATCTTTCTATACCAAGACTTAATGGAACTATTTCTTTTTCAACTGGCGATAATATAATCAATGGTACAGGAACTGCATTTTTAACTGATTTAGAAGCTGGAGATAAAGTTTATCTTGGTAATCCTAATTTGTTTGTTGGATTTGTAGATGCAGTATTATCAAATTCACAATTTACAATTGCATCACCTACTACTTTTGGAGCAGGCATTGCTAAGTTCTATAAAAACTTTAATGAGTATGCACCAAATACTATCGTTAATCGACAAATTGAACCTTTCGGTCAACTAGGCACAGACAATCTTCCATATAGTTTTACTTTAGATACAAATATTAGAACATCAGATTTAGAAGAAACTATATTTGGTGGAGAAAATAAAAAATTTAAATATGAAATAAAACAAACTTCGTCTTCAGAAGAATTGAATTATGGAAATATGTTTTATTCTGTTGATTTAATTTTTAATACTTTAAATCAAAAAACATCTGATGCCACAGTAGATATCATTACAGCTCTTGAATCTTTAAATATTTCAAGGTCAGAAGATGGTGATTTAAACTTATCTTTTGATGCAAGAACTAAATTGCTTGTTGACTTAGGTGTTGTTAAGCCTGAAATATTATCAAATAGACCAATTAAAGTAACTATGAAGCCTAGAAGATTATTACTTACAGGATTAGTGTCTAAAGGTGCTTCTGACCAACTTACTGGTACAGATACTTTATTTACTGAAGAACTTGCTGTTGATCAAGAAATATACTTAGAAAATGGTCTTTTTGTTGGTAATGTATATTCGATAGAGTCCGATACTGCTCTCACTCTTTATGGATATACTACAGAAGAATTTGCTGCAGAACCTTTTTCACCATATAAAATATTTTCAGAGTTTGTTTTATTTGATGGATATACAACTGCTCCAGATATAAACTATTTGCAATCTGGTCCTAATGCAACAACTTATTCTGATTATGCATTATTATCATTTAGTGCAATTGATAAAAAGCAAAGATTAAACTTTCAATATTTTAGCACTGCTCCAAATTTTGACTCAAAACCTTTAGCTGAAATGATTGCAAGTTCAATTATTATTAGTGGTGAAGCTCATAATGACCCTAATAACATCACATTACTTATTAGTCCAACAATAGAATCATATTCATTACCGTTAAATAGAAATAACTCTAATGGTCAATATAATTTTTCAATAAACTTTGGTGATACTTCTGGAGGGTTTATTGAAAAAATAAGAACAGACTTTGCTAATAATTTTGTATTTTATTCAAAAGGTGATTGGTTTAAAAAAGTTATTTCTGAAAATGGATTTAATAATTATAATTATTTCAGTTTGTTAGATTATAATTATTTACCAGCATCTAATGACCCTTCTATAAATAATGTTTCTATGTATTTGAGTGAAACATTAGCTCAGAATGATGGCTTAATTCCTATCTATGCATCATACAAAAGAACCATTAGAAATTTAAGAAAAACTTATGAAAATCCAGAAGCTAATAGAATTATAATTATTGGTTTAAATAAATCAGATGGTTCTAGAATTCAATATGTTTTAAATGATGATGCTTCTCATATTCAAAGTTTGTTCCTAATGGTCCAACACCTTTATCTGGAGAAATACAGTTCTTTGATAATAGTGAAACAGTAACAGGAACATTAACTGAATTTACAACTGAATTAGAAATAGGTGATGTTTTATATGATAATACTGGTAGAGTCATTGGAACAGTTTATTCTATAACTGACGATTTTGAATTAACTTTGAATGCTAATGCAACTTATGATGCTGGTACTGCTATTGCTTTTAATAACTATACTATTTATTTAAAAGAATTTAATTACGTTGATATTGGAGACATCATCACTATTTTTGATGAGGATAATGTTGCATCTACTTGGCAAATTATAGATTGGAGTTGTGATTTTATTAGAGAGTATGAAACACCATCATATGCAACTCCAACTGTTAGGAATGCCAAATATAGAGCTAAAAAAGTTACTCTTCCTACAAAAAAAGAATTTGTCTTAAATCCTACATTTGTTGAACCTGCTCCGAATCAAAAAATTATAAAAGTAGGTCAGCCATTATTAATTTTAGTATATGTTTTTGGAACAAGTAGTGAATATGAATATACTGCAACTTTGACTAATGAACCAACAGGAATGACTATTATAGGTCAAGGTGGTGATAACTTTGGTTCTTATTATGGAATAGAATTTACTCCAGGTGCTCTTGATGCTAATGCTATATATGGTCAAGAACCTTATCCTATCACATTTACTTTATCTGATGGTACAAATAGTAAATCTTATCAATTTAGTGTGAGGGTTTATCCAAGTTAATGCCTATTTCTGGAGATTATTTAGATACTATTACTCAGCGTGTTGGAAGAAGTTCTGGAATTACTTTTCTTGGAACTTCTTCTGTTAAATATCTTGTTACTGACGTTTCAGCAGCATGGCCACCTGAGAAATATTATTTTGGTAGAGGTATAGATTATGTTTATATTGGAAACCACTATGGATTTCAATTTCAATTAACATTCTATCTTGAGTTAAAGGGTTCTGCAATTCCACCAAGTGTAGGTTTTTGGGAATGGAAATATCTTTGTGATGTAGATATAGTTTATCCTGATGGTTACACTAAATCGGGAACTGTAAATCTTGGTTCAGAATTAATTAATCCAGCAGTTGAATTGGAAAAAGTTATTGATTTTCCAGTGTCTTTTTTCTGCAATATAACTTTTGATGATGACAAAAGAGTAACTATAACAGAAGATGGAGCATATTTTTACCATCCACCATTTACTACTTTAGATCTTTATGAAAAAATACCATCAGGAAGAATACAAGCGACTAGTGTTACTGTAACTGGATTAAATACTGGTACTGTTGCTGATAATACTCATGTAATGCTTTCAGATGCATTTACAAGTTATGATTTTACTGCTGACTTAAATATTTATTCTTTTGGTGCATCAGCTGGTATTCAACCGTTAGCTATATCTAATCTTTCATTGAATGAATTAGCTATACCTTCTTATAACTATATTCATTCAATTGATGCCAATAACTACTACATTCAAACAAATAGTATTGATACAAAAATACAAGGTACTGATGATGTTTTTGGTTCTTCTATATATAATCAAATAATTGCATCTACTAGTGTTACATTAGAAAGAAATATTAAGAATATTGGTAAAGTTAATAGTTGGCAAAGCTCTTATCCAGATCCTTTAGATGTTGATATAGCAAAGTTTGATGTTACTGGAAGAACTGTTAACTTTACTGGATCTTTTGATGAATCAGAAACATATCAAAAATATAGTTTTAATTCAAACATTCAAATTGGAGTAACACCTAATAATCAATCATTAGTTTTTGATAATTTACCTTCTGGATATATTCAAAATACTATTGATTCAGCTTCTTTAATATCAAATGGTGATTACCAATACGCTACTAGACTTCCATTTAGAGGATGGTGGAAACCTGGTGCTGATATATACCATGAGAAAAATACAGTTCTTTCAGGATCAGGAAACACTAGGAATGTAGATTACAATTTTAGTGGCTATAGATATCTTGACATTACCGCTTCTCCAAATGGTGCAATTGCTGAAAATGGAAAGCTTTTAGTATCTTGGGATGGATTTCAAAACATTCTTGAAAAAGATTTAACTTGGAATCCAGGTAGCCAAACTAAAAGAATTGACTTGTGTTTTGCTGGTATTGCTCATACTTTATTTCCTGATATACAAGGTCAAGATAATCCATATCCTAGAGTTAATTTTATATTTTCTAATACAGTTGGTGCAGTTCAATACAACTCTGACATGTATGGGATTGGACAAGTAAAAAGAGTAGAAGCTACAGGCAATATCACAGTATCACAGTTTAAATTAACTAGAGAAGACAATACTGGAAAAGCCTCATTTGTAGCTCCATTTTCAACTGGTCAAGCATCTGCAGGTACTACTACTAATGGTTTTACTAATTGGCAAACTGATTCACCAACTAGATCATTTTGGGGAAGAAGATTTTGGGAACAAGATGTAAGTGGAAAAAATGAAGAAGAGTGGGATTATGGATATGAATATTTATTAACCACTGGAACAGCTGCTACTCAATATGCATTAACAGTACAGTTATTATGTGACAATATTAATGACCGTAGAGATATTAATAATGTCAAAATACATACAGGATGGCAAGCTTCTCCATCTTATGATTCTGGCGCTGTAGGAACTAACGAAAGAATATTTAATAAGGATGAGGCTTATTGCTCTTGGTTAAATGGTTTTGGACAGCAGAATATTGCAGGTGTAGAAGACCAATCTATTCTTAGAGATTTAAGTGAAGAATCTGGAGTTAGAGATATTTACACTCAAATGATTTTTGATCGTTTAAATTGTAATTATCCACCAGACTACTATGATCCTTTCCAATTAGAAGCACCTGGAGAAACAGAGCTTTTACTATATAGTTTTAGTTGTTTAAGGTCAGTTGCTCATGGACTTGTTCAAGAGCAACAATTAGGTGAAATAGTTACACTTGATGATACTAGTGGTAATGTTTGGGGCAATGGTACTACTGATATACTAGGATCATATCAAACTGGATTACCTGGTGGACTTCCTCAAAATGCTGGAAGAATTGGTTATGTAACTGGTATTGTTCCATTAGCAAGAACCTTTACAGCAAAGAGAGATAGAGGGGCATTTTATGTCATTCCAGTACCAGTTAATGTAAATATACTATCTGCTGATATTAATGGCTTTTATCAGGGTTGTATAGGGACAATTAACTTAGGTGATGTAGACTTAATCTTTAGTCCTACACCAGACTTTTCCACTTTTGATACTCTTTCAACAAACATTACTGGAATGTCTAATGTTGCAATAGCTTGGAATCATCCTACTGCTAATAATGAAATGATTCTAGTTACACAAAGACTATCAGATAGTTTTATTTTAAGATATGTATTAGAAGATTTTGTAAATGGAGTAGCAAGTATGGGAAGTATTATAGGATCAGGATCAACTCCAGCAATTGCTATAAACAACAATGGTACTCAAATTATAGTATGGAGAACTGCTGGAGCAAACATTCAAAGAATAATATTTGATTCTGCAGGAAATATTACTACAGCAGCTTCAAATGTAGTAACTGGAAATGTTAATGATAATGGATTGGCAGTATATTGGAATGATGACAGAGTCTTCTTAGTCTATGATCATACAGTTGATGGTCTTACTGTTTTAAGTTCTGATGATTATGGACAGAACTTCTCATGACAAAAAAAATACCTCTAAGAAATTAGAGGTATTTTCTTTAGGTTAGGAGAAGGTATTTGTGTAAATAAATGATAGATACACTACTATTATACCAAATGATTAAAGGAAATCAATACAATCCTGAGCCTTGTTTTTTCCTGTCAATTTTAACTGATAAGGATCAATTAACGTTCATTCTACTTCAACAACAAATCATAGAAGAAATCACTAGTAAAACCACTCG